CGCATAAGACCGAACCGATGAGACCTACAAGAGGTGCTTGTCATATAATAACTTCCGCAAAGTGCTATCGGACCTTGAGTGGAAGTTCTCTTCAGGGACATCTGCACATTTCGGATTGTTCAAGCCAAAACAACTGACACATGCTATTTTCCAAGCATTGTGCAAGTTGTAGACATGGCAGTGTAATAAGGACATGAGAAAAGACCTATTAAACGTCGTTGTGCCATTGTAAATAGATCTCCTGAAGACTACCGGTAAGGCGTTCTCTCAAAGTACTTTGTTAGAATACTACTAGCAGAGAGACCCCGCACCTATTGTGGATCCAGACGTTCGCTTCTACTTCTGTGTTGATAAATTCGGCCATCCCATTAAAGGAAAGAACAAACCCTTGATCATTTTTTCTCCGTTTACATCAGAAAAAGATTCCAAGGACGGCAAGAAGCATATGTAAGCACCTAAGAAGAAAGAGATAAAACAGCACAAGAAGTAGTAAGTGTAAGATAAAATTTTAAAAGAAACTGCTACTCAGTTCAAAGGAATTTCTATCCCCACTTAATAAACCGAGCAATTTTCACTTATGGACTTGGTAGCTGATGCTAAGACGTCTAAGACGTACACTACTACGATGTTCAAAGGGATTTTCGATTCTTCAGTTGAGATAGTACAGGCGGCAGATAATAAAAAAGACAAGAACGGCAAGCAGTCATATTCAAAACCTGTTGTAGTGAGATTGACTATCAAACATGACCAGCATCATCTAGTATACTCGGATGATACTGATGCAGTGTATTATCACTCACCACATACGCAAGAGTGTTTCTTCTTCGCCATGATGCTTGCTAGATGTTAAGAAGTTGTAATGGTCTAGAATGCTGAGCATGCCATCGTGGCTCGTCACGCCGCGGTCATTCTTCGACAACTCGCGTAGTTGCCTCTCGCGACGTGGGCTCAATTCTTGAACATGTCTGCGTTTTCTACTTTTAAAACGGAAGACAGAGCTTTATTCGTCTAGATTATAGATAAATTCCATGGGTGGTCCAAAACGGTAAAGAACTACAAGTAGTTCACACAAATCTTCGGGAATGCCGGAGATCTCGGTAGGTACGGTTTAATAGCTTTCGATAGGTTCAATTACAACTCGAAGAAATACAGCTGCGGTGTAGAGAAAGATATGCCTATATTTCATGTAGCTTTCCAACTTTAGAACCCTGATTTCGGAAAGGTAGACCATCCCAATACAATTAAAGAAGCTTACAAGAATATGGGAGACATCCTCACTTTCTTGATCTCGGTTGCCGTCAGGCCTAATGACGCCATGAATGTTCCTATATAGAAAGTAGAGGTTGCAACAGAACCCATGTGTTTCTACCATTATGGAAGCAACACCCTAAATGTGTCACACATATTATCGGCATCGGGCAACAATAACAACTGTGGTAATATATGTTTATTGTTGGCCTTAGGACTGATAACCGTAGACAGTACTTTTGCCCAATTTGAGGAATAATTCCATTCTACTCGATGTGCTGAGCTCATAACAGTACTCGCATTTAGTGAAGCATTAAAAAAAGAACCGCTTCCTGAGATCGGTGTGCCACTGGACTACTTGTGGTTGATCGCTCAAGGGTCACGAGTTGAGATATAGCATAAGGAAAGGATGACTTCAGTGTATCACCATGCAGATAATAAATGCTTCATATTACATATAAACCCTGGTGCGGAAATAGGGCATTACTATCACGTCCTCAGGACAACAGCGGGTATTGACACCATCACTGGGAGCGACGAGCTATGCACGGCAGAATTAGTGTCAGGTGTCAATGTAGACGTCCCGCAGGCTGAACTACAACGGGCCGCTGATGATTGCGTAGTTAAGCCAGCTGAAAAATCGAAGGTGAAAGATGTGTAAGTGGGTAAACTTGTGTCTGAAACAAGAAATGATCTGGCAAGACCGAAAGAATCATATGTTGGTAAGGTTAAACCGAAAACCGAAGACGATGCCACTAACAATGAAGAGAATTTCCCACAATTCAACAACAAGAACGTCGTGAAACCTACTAAAAGATAGATGGAACAATCTAGGTTGGATAATCTGAAAGAGAAAGCTTCCGTTAAAACCAGTCATAAGAGTAAGAATTAGAGAAAAAAAGAGTCACAGCAACGATCATAGAATAGTTTCAATTAGAGTTCATCACACGGCACTTCCTCTAAAACCGGCGGTGATAACGAGCCTGAAAGCGACAGACCTAGCACTGATAAAGGATGGAAGAGGAAAGACAAAAACTCAAAGGTGGAGAAAATCGTTTACAACTATTCTAGGTTCAACGACGATGTCGACGCGGTAGACTAGGGGTATTTCAATCTGTTGTTTTCTAGGTATAAAGATTAATCACAGCGAGTGACGGACTAGATGTATAGCGCTCTCTATTAGTTCGTAGCTGAATTCAGTAATTATCAGTACGATCCAGATAGCATTGGTGTCACGTTACAATCGATACTCGCTGCCTTTGCAGGGATAATCGAGGAAGACGACCTGTCCTTTGAATGTGCGATATAGGATGCAGTGCTCAACATGCGACGGACATATTTCCTCAATGAAAGGCAGGCGCAGGTAGTGGGCAATGTGGAGAAGATCTTTAAAATCCAGACGCTATTTAGAAGTCCTAGAGCAGCCGAGTGCTGGCCTATCGTGACATAAGATGAACTGCGAAATGTTATGAACCCCCTTAGAGCGTGTGACACTTTGACTGTGAAAGGAAATGTTCGAATGGCAAAAAGTATAATAGCTGCCTAGTTAAATTATGAGACCGAATAACATATCAAAGAGTTAGACGCAGAGCTATTGTAGGGAGAGAAGAATATATATAAAGAGTTGGTAGCAGCTACCCCTGGAGAATTATAATTCCACATCGCGAAGGAATCTCGTAAGAAAGCGCGCCAGGATGAGATAAAGAAGCAGTCCTAGGTTTTCAGAGACAAGACAGTAAAGGAGATAGAATACAGGACAAAGGGCCCAATTCTTACACCGTACACTCCTGTAAGCAAAGCCAATATAGAGATTTCCCAAGACCTGGGCGCCTTGTCTTCTGCGAGAGAGGCTAAGAATGCGGAATTGTTGAGAAAAGTGGTCGTATTGTCGGATAATCCAATATTTCAGCGCGAGATGGTCAATAGATACGGCGACCCTTACCCAGTAGGGTTGAGAGATTTTTTATAAGACGAATATCTTAGGGCCAATCCTGATTTCTTGTTAGTTGTGGACGACACTTGGTACTCTGAGTCTCTTGCGTTTTACATAGTTACTACAGATATGGTTGAACATATGTTGGTACTTTTACACACCTACCCGATGAGGTCAGGCCAATATGGTGTAGTGCCTCTCCGTGTTTAAATTCCGCAACATGGCCTTGAGATAATGTGCGATGGGTCTAACACCACATTCACATACGCGTCTGGAATACAACGTTTCTCACATACTGTTACCACTGTAAAGCAGGTGGAATATTTCTGGGGCGTTCCTGAGTTTTCTACGAAGTATTACAGGCATACAGTATTGCGGTACGAAGAGGTGGCTGTTCTGCAGCCGGCAGTTGTTGCGCTTTTGACTCCGATGTTCACAGATGGCAAGCACCCGCGCGCAAAACCAACCAGCACTATACAAGTACTCGCGAGTTTTATGACAGCCTAATCAGCTCATTAAGACGTTACCTTATCTGTAGCATCTCATATTACAGCTCTCTCGTTGTAGCACGAAATATAAACGATGGAAGGTGAGTACCCGTGCGAAAGGCAACATTTCAACACCCATTACCCTGAAATAATGGGAATAGCCGCTGAAGCGATGTAGAATGCCGCCCTTTAGACGTCCGTCACTCGTTATATGAATCCAGATGATAAAGCGGTTGACAAATTCATCGTCGAAGAAAAGTTCATGGCCGTGTTGTCTTTGGCTATGCGGGACAAAGGTTATGGTCTGTTGGCAGATACCAACTTCCTGGACATCATGCGAAGGATCCATTTAGAGAAGAGGTTGCGCGTGAAACAAGTTATAGAATACGGACTCTACATGCTAAAGGACACACAATATGCGGGAGTACACATACATGACTTTGAGTTGATGTCGGAGCAATATCAGTTTCGCTATTTGTAGGCTTACGTGAACTGGTTCCGTATGGATCGCAAATTTGCGGGGGCTGTGTAATATATGATCGCTTTGTTTCAGCACCTGTGTCACAAACTCAAAAAGACGTTCACTTTCGGCGACTATTTCTAGCTAAAAGATGTCCCTACTGCAGCGCGCGAGAGTTTAGATGAGTACTGGCTCCACTAGCAAGAGCGCGCATTTGCGTCTGCTAAATTAGTAACGCAACTATAGGGCGTTAGGTTCAACGGCATTTCGTACGCAGATAACGAGCTGAACAATTTATCGTTGAGACATGCGGATATATCAAAGGTCTAGGAATCACAAGTCAACTTTGTTATTGACCAAGTTAAGCAGGGAAGGTGTAAGAACAAAATAGTGATAACTTTCTTAGAAGAGGATCTTTCTTTTCGAAGTATAACTTAAAGTGCAGATTCAAATGGTCTCAACTTCTACCCTTCAAAGCACTCTCAACCTGGAATGATGAGGCTTAGCGACAGGAATGCCAGATTTTCCGTATTATGCAGAGCAGTAAACATCTACCACGATCCGGACCAAAGCGTTATGTGCCAATATCTTAGGGTCAACAAAGATTTTTTGGACAGATTCGTCGAGCATGTTTCTAGTCGTATGGCACATTATGATATCAGAGAATATTTGCAGAATGTTGAAGAACCAAGAAAGCGCGCTCTGTATACATAAGGGCATGAAAAGTTCTTGAGAACTGGCGAGCTGGTGGTTAAAGTGGAAGCGGTGTAAAAGAAAGCTGAAGTTTTATACTCGACCTTGAAGTCTCGCACAATTTTCTCACCCTCATCTGAGTACCTGTGTTATTCTACATTCTATAATAAGAAAGTTCTGGACACGGTACAGAGACTACAATTCCCTGGATTTGCTGTGGGAGCTTCGGCAGATCAAATATCAGAGTTCGTCCTCAAAGAAAAAGCAAAGTATAACGATCCGGTCTTTTTAACGTTCGACAATTCCAACCATGATTCGCATTAAAATATAGATTTGATTAATAATAACGATAATGTGCTTCTAGACGCCATGTTCGACACAGTCTTTAGAAACGAGATCATGAGCGATGAGAGTAAGAAGAAGATTTACTTGGCACTGCGAAACACGTCTGTCAACTTTTTTTTAAGGACACAAGATACTGGGCAAGGCAGAAAAAGGAAAATCATCTTGAAAGGGATCATAAAAGGTGGGGTACAGTCAGGTTAGCCACACAGGACGACTTTGGGGAACACATTGAGAGTTTTGTCATTCTTGAATTACCTCAAGGTAGTGTTCGGTCTTAAATTCTCAGAGCTCGTTGTTGGAGATGATATATTTATAGTATCCGACAGATTAGTCATGCAGCAGATAACGACATCTTTGAAGACCATATATATTAACGCCGATTCTCAAGACTTTGAGTCGGATAAGTACATTAAGCATGGGTTGGGCATACTAATGAGGGACCTCACTATATCCGCTAATGTAGGTTCGTTCCTATCTAAGTTTGTGATAGTGAGGGACAATCAGGTCACGATTATGCGTGATATTTCTCGAGCTTGTTTATCAGCTAACCTTACCGACTGTATAAACAGTTCCAAGAATTTAATGTCTAAAAACAAGATAACTTGGCCTGAGTTCAACATGTGTATAACTATGCAGTTGGTTGAACAGTCCAAAAATAATGTTATGCTCAACAAGTTGATAGACTTTAGACTGCTGAACATACCACATGCTTCTGTGGAAAAAGCTATGACCAAAATGAAGCATTTCAACTTGATTTATTCAACGGATATGTTCACAAATTGCATGGAGGACCACGTACTCCTAGCTCATTTCAACGTCCAAGCACAAATGGCGTTACAGGATATGAGAGCTGCCCCTATGTGGTTCCATCAGTGTTTTAAGCCTGAGTTATTCATACAGCAGAATCCGTGTGAATAATATCAACAGCTAATTGAGGACGACTACAAGAAGTATCAGTCCAATATGAAAAACTACCCTTTTACCATCTTTAAGGGCCTAAACTTACAAGATGTCGAAACACGGAATAGCAGGTGCCGCTTAGACCGCTTTAACATCATAAGAAAATAACAATCATAAATTAAAAATATATAATACAATAAAATGAATAACGCGAAAAATAACAATAAAAAAAAGAAATAATTAATATCATAAAAATAAATTAAACAAGCAAAAAGAAGAGGAGCAAAAGCGCAGAGAGTTCCATATACAAAACCCATTGCAGCGCCTGTGTATCAAAAGGTCGCATATCGAGCAGGGTACAAATAGAGGAAGAATTAATCAGCAACGACTAATCTAACCAACCTCTTTCAAGAATCCGGTCCGCAATATACTAAGCATAAAATACCGCGTGGACTTGCATCACCATACTTAGTCAGTGTCTTAGACCCGTTTGACCAGGCTGTAGTTGCAGGGCCTTCGGAATTTGGCAAAGAGACTAGCACGGCAGGAAAAAATACGGTAGTCACGTTAATTCCTGACGCGGGGAACATAATTAAACTCGTTGTTTACCCATAAAATATAAGTATACCGGACAACATAACAGCAGGAGCTGTACTTGAAGCAGGTAGAGGCTAATAAGTTCCGCAATGGATTCAATTTGATTCACAGTCCGCATCAGGAGGACTTAAGGCAGGTAGCAACCATTCCGGATTCGGCTACAGCTTTATGTCCAGCACCGGAGGTGATGCCGTGTCTTCCAAGACATGGGTTAGTTGCAGGTTGCTACGATTCGGCATTCGGTTGAGACTCACGGGTTCTTAGTCTTTAGCAAAGGGCATGATTACATTCACCAGGTTGGCGGGCATGTCTTCTACAACAGCTAAAACTCCAACGCAATTATCAGCCTAGTATCCTACAGTGACTTAGATGGCTTAATATCCAGCATCTAGGTAACACACAGTAGCTAACGATACTAATACTGACAACTACAGCTACATATGGTTCCCAATAGACCCTACCGATTTGTAGTTTGTGGCTTCGACGGATTTGCAAGATCAGAAAGCCGAAGACCAAGCTTACAGAAACCCGGTCTATGTTTTCTTAGAGGGCTTGGATCCATAAGAGAAAGTCTAGCTCGAAATGAGGGAAGATTGGGAATACGTCCCTACTTTCGGTTAGATGCCATATGCACCACCAATTGCCAAACAAACTTCGTCACGTGACATGGACAACTTTAAAACGGTTCTCCAAACTGTGGCCATTGATTCCATCACTGATGGTTCCTTGGTATCCGAATTGCTTGACATGGTGCCGATGGCTAGAGTTGCGAAGAAAGCACTGCGAGTAGGAGCTTCTTGGTACAACAAGATGAGTGGTTGACCTCGGGGTCTACTCATACGATGAGCGCAGATAAAACTGCCATAAAAAATAGGGGGTCACTTAGTGAATAGCGCAAGCAAGAGAGACCATCAAATAAAAAA